ATGTTGCAAGATTGCGTACGAGAAAGGGGAATACAGTCCGTCTATCCTTAAGGACATCCCAGGACTTCGTGGTGAGTACCACCAACAGTTAAAGAGTCTTGGTGTTTCGATGAGCGAGACGCCGGCCCAAGCAGTCGGCGCCTTCGGCGCTCGTCTTCTTACGGACTTAACGAACGATGGTACCCGTGGTATTTATTGGCGTTATAACCATCCACTTGCCGTCTTAGGTGCAACGGCAGAAGCAGCGATTGGTAAAGAGGCCTACAAGGAGCTGGGACCAACCAAAACAGGTTTAATTACTGCAAGTATCGCTGTACCTGCAACGGCACTTGCTGGGGCGTATAACCTGGCCAATCCTGGCGAAATGTTTAGGCCCAAGGGTTTTGCTCAGGCGTATGCAGAAGAAGGTTCAGAAGATCGCCGTCAAACCAGCCAGCCGGTACCAGAGTTGTTTGAACGTTTCTTCTTAGGACGTACTGGTCGTCCTTTAAATTATGAAACAGCAAAAGAAGATATTCCTTCCTTAACACCAGAACGTTACACAAACTATTTGCGTAATTACTACCAAGACAAAGGATTCCTTGGTCTCATCAAAGGCACCTCTGAGAACTTAGAAGGCGTTCCTGAAGTGCGGATGCTTGGTTATCCCGTCACCATTCCATCGGTTACTACAGCGGCTGGTGGCATTGTTGGTGCAACCGTTGGTATTCGCACTGCACCTCTTGTTAAGAATGCATTCCGCCGTGGCTTAGCCGGCGCTGCACTTGGTGCTGGTGCAGGTGTGATTACCGGTAACTTGGCTAATGCAGCACTTGCTGCTAAACCTGTAGAGAATCAGTTACCTACCACTGCTCAGTATGAAATGATGCAGTGATAGAATTTATTCTATAAAAGACTTATTTATAAATGACGCCGCAAGAGTTAGCCGCCATGCAGGCGGGCTTAGATCCACGAGCTTACTATCAGGATCCTTATGCAGCTGCGCGTGCTGGTCTCATTGATCCTGAAACGTTGCCAACTCGTGGTGCAACAACCATCATTCCCCGTGGTCCACAATTAACTGCTGGCCAACAAGCTCAGCAGTTTGCAACTTCTGCTCTTAAAAAGGTACGTGGTGGCTTAGAAGCAGCAGGTACCGCCCTTGGCGCTGTCCCTACGGGCCGTCTTGGTTTAATTGGTGGCATGGTGGCCCCGGTAATGGGGGCAATTGAGGAGGCACAGGCTGGTCGTCCTACCGGTGCTGCGGGTGCATTGCTCGGTGGTGGTGCTGGTGTGGCAGCGGGGGCGGCAATTGCTAAGGCACTTCCTGGCCCCTACGGCAAGATTGCTTCTGCCGTACTGCCTGCTATCGGTGGCATGCTTGGTGCTCCAGTGGCAGCACAGGCGTCTGAATCGTTCCGTCAGAAAGCTACTGGTGAACCCACCAAAGGTAAGGAAGGTGAGTTCTCCACTCAGATGGCAATGGCCCAGCAGATGGGTGAACTGGGCGCTACCCAATATCGCAATCAGATGGGCACTTACACCAGTGCCATGAAGGATCTGTCGAAGCACTATTCGGATCAAGCTTATTACGACCTCCAGCGCAATGTTCCGATCATTGAGAAGATGAAGAACAGTGAGCTGATTCGTCAACAAGCTCTGATGAACACCCAAGGTCAGCTTCAGAGCCAGCTTGGTGTGCTTGCGACCGCTGGTGCTCTGGCACAAGGTGCACAAGCTGAGACCGGTGCAACACTTCGTACCGCACTGACCGCCGCTCCTTACGCAGGTTCTGTTCTGCAGGCTCCCCAAATTCGCTTTGGTTGATTAATATGGCTGATCCCCTGCTTCCTTTTAGACTGTCTCAAGTCAATTATTCGATGCCAGGGATTAAACCCCTGGATTTGAATTCCAATACCACTGGCCTTGCCGTTGGTACTGGCTTTGCTTTGGGGACAGAGCCTCCTCTTGCTGGTCGCTACGCAGAAGCGGTGAGTGAACCACGCAAGAAGACGGCGGCTGAGAAGATGAAAGAAACCCTGGAGGCAGCGGGTATTGATCCCAATACTCCAATGGGTGGCATGTTTGCCCTCAACTTACTTAATAAGTACGAAGAACAAGATATTGATAAGTTAAAAGAACAGGGTGAGTACTTCTTCGATCTGATTCAACGCAACGCAGATCGCGCCCAAGAGCGTGCTAAGGAAGCAACTGTGATTGCTGGTTTGGTTAATCTGCCAACCCAATTCGAGAAAGCAATGGATCGTCGTTATACCTTCTTCCCTGAAACCTTACAGATGGTGAGGGAGAACGTGATGAAACCATCGTACTTCTCCGGTAATACGATTGCTCAATACCTATAAGTAAAATAGATATCAACGGAGATAAACATGGACTTCTTTACTAATCCTTCTTTTGGTATTGATACCGCCGGTGCTTTCGGTGGCATGGGCGATGCTTTAGGTGGTGGCGGCTTCACGGGTGGTTTTGGTGGATTGAACGTAGGTGGTTTCACCGGTTCTGTTCCAAGCTACGGTGGCGGCGGTGGTGGTGGGTTTGGGGGGCTGGCGACCCTTCTTGCAGGTAGCCTTGGTAATACCCTCCTGGGGCAATCAAACACCCAAGCTTCTGCTGCTAATGCCATGGGTACTGGCATTGGTATGTTCGATGTCAATGCTGGTGTAACTGCTGCTAATCGTCGTCGTTCCTTGTTTGACGAAACGCAAGCACCGATTATTGCTTCCAGGATCAAGATGAATCCCGATTATCGTCGCGGTCAACTGCGTGATACTTTACTGAATCCTGGTCTTGCTGGTCGATACGCTGCGTTAGTTGCTTGATCAACAGACGTTAAAATAAGAAGATAAAAGAAGAGATCGTTTGTAGAGATGTCTTTAAACTATGCCGGGGCAGCGGGGGGAGCGCTATCAGGTGCGGCCACTGGATCCGTCTTTGGTCCAATCGGTACAATTGGAGGCGCCCTTGTTGGCGGCATCTCTAGTCTTTTTGGTGGCGGGGGCACTCAATTCCTTCCTTCCGAATTGATGCAACGTTACATGGATATTGGACTTGCTGATGTCAAGCCCAAAAAATGGAAAAAAGAACTTGATATTGAAGACGCCAAGATGTATCTCCGCTCTGGAGATCGTGGAGCATATGAAAATCAACTACGTAATCTTGTAGAGCTTTACCCAACTGAAACGCGGTATGCCAAGGCACTTCGTCGTAGCCTGAAAAAAGACGTTGATCTAGCAAATCGTGGATTTGATATTGCGGATCAGTTGTATGAAAACGTTGGTCTTACTTTCACGGATCAAGAATACCGTGACATGGCTGATCGCGCAAAGCGCTCAGGCATCCGTGGGCCTTCTGCTTTTGGTGACTTTTTAACGAAGAATCTCATGGCACAAGGCAAGATGCTGACGCCACAACAAGAACAACTGAGTTACATCTTTGGCGGTCGCGCCTTCCCTCGTACGTCTGAGGGTTACTATATGACTTACGGTTCTACCGCAAAATAAAATCATGGCAAAAAAAGATAAACCCAAAGCTTCAAAACCTAAGGAGTCGGCTCCTCAACCACAAAAAGATCCAAAGCAATTCCTTCAAAGCTTTGGATCTAAAATCAGCAAAGGCGAAGTTCAGAAATTTGAAGCCAACTTTCCTGATACTCCTTTAAAAAAAGTTTTTACGTATGCTAAAAAGAATAAAAATGTAAAGCTAAAAGGTGAAGCAAAATCTTATATTAAAAATAAAGGAAAGGTTGTTCCTGTTACTCCTGAAGAAGTTAATAAAGATTTAAGCGGTGGCGGTACTCGTCCAGGGGATGACGGTCGTGGCATTATCGGGATCCTCACGGATGAGCAAATTAAACTCGCTGATGTTCTTGGCGGGTACGACGTAAAAGTTGCTCAAATCGGTGCGGATGCAACTGTTAATTCCGCCAGTATTCGCGGTGAAGCTGACAAGTATGTTGCCGATGCTTATTCCGGAGCACAGCGTTACGGTGCTGAAAAAGAATTAGAAGGCACTAAATACTCCGCAGATAAAGAGTCGGAATGGCGCCAAGCCGTTGCCGGTATCGAAGTCAAGGGTCGCCTGGATCTCCAACCCATCATCAACGCTGGTCTTGAGAAGGTTGCTGGCATCGAAGCACAAGCAAGCCGTGACGTTGCTGACATCACTGGCAAGTACAACGTGGAAGGCATCAAGACTCGCGGTGAGTTTGATGAGAAGATCGGACGTATTAACTTGGCCGGCAGCATGTACGGCCTCATCAGTTCAGCCTTCGGCTAATACTGATTAAAATAGGTACATTACTTAGGGATACCAATGACCAGTTCTACCACCTCTGGTACTTCTACTGATTACTTTGACATTTCCAAGTTCCAGCAACTGTTGGACAAACTGGAAGCATCAAAAGGTCGTCAAAAGCGTCAAGAAGCTTTAGAAGATCGTCGCGGTCAATTTGCCGCTGGTATTGCCAACGTCATGAGCAACTTCTGATTTAAGGTATAGTAAACAATGACAACCAGCGTACCCGCAGGTCAAACCGATGTTGATGATTGGTTTGATCTAGATAAATACAAGCAAGCTGCAGAGGTTGCTTACGGCTTCTCTAAGAAGAAGATGGAAGAGGCTGGCTTACAAGAACGTGAGACGATTGGTAAAGGTGCCACAGAACAAAGAACCTCTGCTGAACAAGCCCAGCAGTTCAAGCAAGCGGACGAGGCCCGAGACTACAAGCAGGCCCAACGAGCTTATCGATATTGAGTTATTCGATCAGTGGGTCGATAACTTAACGTCTTCTGACCAGGAGTTCTTCACGGACTTCGCCAAGAATACCTTCTCCATCATCGAGTGCTACCTCTACGCCAGGTTCCTTGGTTACAGGGGTAGCATCACTGCGTGTGATCATTGGGTGCGTAAGCATTACCCCAAGCCTGATCATCGCAAGAAACTCCTGTACGAAATTGAAGAAATGCAGGAGGACATTCGTAAGCTGCGTGATGACGTAGATAACGGCATTGTGAAACGTGATGCTGGCGTGGCACGTATCGCTGGTATGCAAAAAGAATTACGTGGCACCATTGCACAGATTGAACAGTTTACGGGGAGCAGGGATCGCAAAGGTTTGCTGATGGCTGGAGCTGATCGAGCCATTCGTGAGTTGATGGCAATCTTCAAGGATGATCCAATTGAACTACCCCTGGAAGAAGCTTCAATGAGTGTGTGGGCTAAAATGCAATATGAAGAGAGTTAATCAACTCAATCAATGAATCCTTCTCCGCAAAGTCAATCTGCACCAGATGCTCGTCTTGCGGGTGGGATGATTAACATCGTTCAGCAACTTCAGCGGAATCGAGATCGATTTAGTGGTGCCCGCAAATTACAGGGTGCTCCAATCGGGGGAGAAGCTCAAGAAGGAGCAGAAGTCCTTAACGCCTTACGCAATAGAAAAGCTGATGTCCAAGAACAAAATGCCTCCCGAACTCCTGGCGCACTTCAAGGGAAAGGGCGAGAAGAACAAGGACGGGAGCGAAATGTCGGACAACCAAAAGCGCAAAGCAGCTTTAGATAAGGCACGTAAGTATCAAGATCAAAATCGTAAGAAAGGCAAAGAGTAATGCCATACACCGACGAAGAATATAAAATCATTAATAGCGTCTACGATGCGTTTGCTCCTCAGCGCAGCTCCATTACATCTGCGCGTGCAGCAAATCCTGAAAAGTGGTTTGATTATCAAGATCAACTTAAAGCCTTAGATGCACAGGTAAAGTCCGCGTACGAAAAGGCAATTGAAGATTACAGAAGCAAGTCTTCTGGTTCTGGTAGCGAAGCCCAAAATTTCTTTGATCAATACACAGACGGAATTGCACAAGCAAATACAAATACCGACGAAGGTTTAGATAAGCTTCTTAAAGATACAGAAGAGTTAATTCTCCCTGGAGAAGGCTTTACAGGTCCTTACGATCAGAAAGGCAATCCGACAGGATTTGGAGGAACCGTAAAAGAAGCCTCTGGCCCTAGAGGTGAAAACCTTGGCGAAATTGCAGCAGAGTATGGTAGTGCCAGAAAAGAAAAACCCCAGTGGTTAAAAGATATTGAACGTCAAGTACCACCAGGTAAAGGTTTTACTGGTCCTTATGATCAATTTGGTAATCCAACCGGAGTAGGTGGCACTGTCAAACAAGCCGCTGAAGAAGAAAATACTGACTACTCTATTGCAACTGCTTTGAGTGGTTCCGACGAACAACGTCAACAACAAACATATCAAGCGGAGTACGATCCACAGAAAGCTCAAACTGCGAGTGCAGCAGCTAAAGCGTATAAAAAGGCAGCTTCTACAGAAGATCCTTTCCGCAATCAAGCTGCATTCGGCTAGTATTTAGTCACTACCGGTGATTGAATCTAGTGCCTGCATATCAACACCTTGCATATAGGCGTAATGCTCGTGCGGCTGCACGTAGGCAACAGATTCGTCCAGCAAAAAATCTTGAAACCTTGCAGCAGGCAAGGGAAGATTTTGGCTTCTTTTGTGATTATGTAGCTGATAAACCTCCTGCTGAACACCACAAAGAATGGCACCGGCACTTTGTGACGCAAGAGGACAGCAGTTGTCTACTTAAGATTGCTGGACCTAACATTGACCTTCTTGCGCCACGGGGTTCAGCGAAGAGCACCATCCTTGGTTTGTTTACGGCATGGGCGATTGGCATCCATACGATGGCCAAGAAGCCACTGCAGATCCTGTATCTGTCTTATACCGTTGATATTGCACGCTCCAAGTCGGCAACCATCAAACGGATTATTGAAAGCAAGCGGTATCAAGAAGTTTTCCCAACCGTACGTCTTCTGAAGAATGTCACCAGTAATGAGTACTGGTCCATTGATCATAAGTTTGCTGGCATCGACACCACTGGTGAAGAACAATTCACACTTTGCGCAGCAGGTCTTAAAGGTTCGGTGACCTCCAAGCGTTCTCACTTGGTCATCATCGATGACGCCATCAAGTCTGCAGCTGATATTTCCAATCCTGACATCCGTAAACAGATGCAGGACAACTGGAATGCGGTGATTGCACCCACCATGTTTGAAGGTGCCAGGGCAATTTGTCTTGGTACCCGCTTCCGTCACGACGACATTCATTCAACGACATTCAATCCACAGAACAATTGGATGCAGATTGTGTTGTCTGCAATCTTGAATGATCCCAAGACAGGGGAGGAAAAGTCTTACTGGCCAGAGATGTGGTCCCTGGATTACTTGCGTGAGAAGAAACGGCAAGCACCGATTGCTTTCTCATTCCAGTACATGAATCAGATCGTCAGACAGAACGAGCTGTCCCTGGCGCCTGAACTGATTGTTAAAGCTGAGATTGCTACGGAATTTGATGCGCTTGGCATTGGTGTTGACCTTTCTGCTGGTACAAAAGAAAAGAATGACTACACCGTGATGGTCTTGGGTGGACGTATTGGAGATGCCGTTCACATTATTGATTACCGTAGGCTTCGGGTAATGGGTAACCTTGAAAAGCTGGATGCCCTTAAGGAGCTTCTCAACGACTGGTCGATCCTCGGCAAGGATGATAACGGCAATTACTTCCCCACCTACTCCACGTGCGACATCTGGAGTGAAGCAGTTCAGTACCAGGCTTCCCTGGAGGCCGACTTCAAGCGAGTTTGTTTGACCAATGAGAGTTTGTATAACTTGATCTGGCACCCCGTGAAAGGATTCCGGTCAGATAAGTTGGCACGTTTCCGTGGCATTATGGGCATGTTTGAAGATCGGAAGATTATCTTTAATCGCTTCCGCAACTTCACAGCAATGTTTGAGGAACTGACTAACTTTGGTGTTAGTAGCCATGATGACTGTGTTGATGCATTGGTGTGGCTTGTGACCGGCTTGGCACGGAAAGGTCAGCTTCAAATTGATTACTAAACTTAGAATAAAAAGAAAAGTAATAACGCCGCCGTGGGTCCGGAGTACATAGCAATTGGCCTTACAGCCATTGTATCTGCTGTTACAGGTGGATCCTGGGCGGCGAATAAAATACTTGATAGGCAGCAGGAGAGAGTCCAGCAGGCCTTTGATTACATTGGATCTCAAAAACGTAGGATTGACATCTTGGAAGACCAAATCAACCGTATGCCAATGGAATACGTTCTCAAGGTTGACTTCTTAAGAGAGATCCAGGAGATGCATAGCAACTTCCGTGAAATAAACAATAAACTTGATAAGCTAATGGAGAAAATACTCTCGGCCAAATGAGTTACATTCTTGAAGTCTTAGAGGACGACAACGGGGATCAATACATCATCTTTCCAGATGAAGTAACAGAAGAACTTGGTTGGCAAGAAGGCGATCTTCTCAACTGGGATGTACGAGGCGACGGTATCATCATCTCTAAAGTTAACGATCCTTCTGGCTACGAAGTCATAGAAGATTAAAATAAAGGAACGTAGGAGAAGGTATGGATTTCGAATTGGCTGGTCGTTATTTTGGCAGTGCGTTTGGCTCGGCACCTGTCGACTTATTAATGCAAGTACAGCCAACGGAAGACCTTCCGATGAAAGCGTATGAAACGATGGGACAGATCACGTCTCCTCGTGTGCCATCTCCGTTAAAAGCATATGATTTTGTTGCGCCCAAACGTCAGGCTGGTCGCTTCTCTACAGAGCCACTGAGCAAAAGAAAAGCCAGGTAAAATAAAGAGATTACAACCATAGATAAATGATACGTTATTACGGCGAGAGTAATGTCCCTGGTGCACCAGGACAATCTTTCCTTGCTGGCGGTAATTTCATAGGTGGTCAAGGATTACAAATTAATCCTGAACCTCACAATCAAATGAAGCGTCAGCAAAAGATTTACAACAAAGGAATGGGTACTGACAACCCAAACGAAAAAGAGATCTTCCTCCGTCGTACCGGACCTCAACTTCCGTTAGCCCAAGCATTCCCTGGTATGGCTGCAGGCCAAGCAATGGGTAATGCCGGCGCTTTAGGTGGTGGTATGGGCATGGGTCCCGCTTTTGGTCCTAGGCCTTTTAACGTTGATGTCAACGCTGTTGATGATCGCCTTGAGTCCATTGGTGGTAGCACCAACATTCAACTTGATCGTAATCAAACCTTACGTCTAGGCGGAAGCTTCAATCCTGCTTACACAGATCCAATGGGCATGCAGATGCCACAAGGTTTTTCCCTGCAGGGTTCCTATGAAACTCCAGGTATTGGTATTAACGTCAATTATCGCAATACTGGGCGCGGTCGTGGTCCGCAAGGTATGCCTGGAATGGGCGGACCTGGTGGATTCCCTGGTGAAATTCAAGCAGGTTTTCGTGGAAAATTTTGATAAACACAAATAAAGAAAACTGCTACCATTAAAAGAAAAGGGGAATAGTTGATGGCTGACGCTAAGGCCAGGCTTCAAGAAATCATCAATGCCTATCTTGATAAAGATAGCAACATTGTTGTTGATACTGGCATTGTTGCGTCCCACATTGCTCAGATGAAACTCTTTGGCATCCGCCAAGGAGTTGAGTTCTTCCCGACCCAGGACAACTTCGGTGCACAACGCAAGGATTTCCTTGATCGTGTACTGAAGTACAACAAGATGGATACACGCCTGGATTCTATCTGGGAGTATTTCCTTTGTGATGGCCAAGGGCTTTTCTATATTCGTCCAACCAAAAACAACTACCGCCTCTATTACTTCCGTCAGCACGAATACCGTTCGTACTACAACGTCGACGGTGAGCTTGATGAGGTGGTGATCATCTATAGCTATAAGGTCAAGCGCGGCAACGGGTTTGGCGATCAGATCAATACCACCAACATTACAGGGTCTAGCTCCACATACAACCCTGGAGCAAAACGCTACATTCGTTTGTCGATCAAAGCAAACGAAATTGAAGAGACGCATTCAGAAGGTGAACTCACCTTTGATATGCCCACTTACTCAATGACAGGTAACACCAAGAAGTTACGTAACTCCCTTGGTTTCATTCCCTGCGTTGAGATCTTCAATAATCCTCAAGGCTTCTCATCGGAAGGCATCGGTGACTTTGATTCCATGGCGAATCACATCGTCACCCATGACGACTTGATGCGGACGATTCGCAAGAACATTACCTTCTTTGGTAATCCGACTCTGCTGTCGTCTCGTCCCAAGACTGACCTGATTGAGTCCGGTGGCGACTCTGTGGTTCAGCGTCCATCGATTGCAGCGAACTCTGGTTTTGCAAGTCCGTCTCCCATGAGTCGGTCGATGTTCAAAGCTGATCCTGTCAGCCGTGGTGTTGATGGTCAGCTCAGGGTGCCGCGTGTGATCGCAAACCTGGAGCCTAACGACCGAGTTGGTTACATCGTCCCAGATGCCATCACTGGTGACCAAAACTCTTTCGCTCGCCAATACCGGGAAGAGATTCGTACTGCCCTTGGTGGTGTGGACGAACTTTCGATTTCAGCTGGTGTTACTGCAACGGAATACAAATCACTCTTCGGTCGTGTTGCTGCAACATCAAAGAAAAAAGCAAATGCTATTTACACACATGGCATCTGCAGGTGCCTTGAACTAATTATTTATCAAGAAGAACAGCTTTTCCGTTCCACTTTGGCTGCAGCTGCTGGTATCGAGAAGCCAGTACCTCTGCCTCCTGGCGCACCAGCAGAAGCTGAGCAAGGTTATCAAGACGCATTGCAAGCGTACAACGACCAGCTCAAGAAACTTATGATGGCGTTAATTGAGACCCAGATGATTCCACCCGGAGTTACTGGTCTCATACCGGATGGTGATGTAACCGTCCAGTGGCGCTGGTTGGGTCCCGTTTACGAAGACTCGACTCAGGATATCCTGAACAACTCCATTGTTGTAAGAAACTTACAAGAGTTAGGTGTTGATAGCATTGAAGCACTGAAATACCTCTTCCCGTCTAAGACGGATGAGGAACGGGCCTCGATGCTCTCGGGATTCCCGTTCAGGATGGTGAACGAATTACAGGGTGCATACTCTCAATTCGCTCGCCTTGTGGGGGGAATGATGCAGACTCCTCACCCGCAAGCACCGGATCTTCCGATGGCTGCGGATCCAAGATTGGATTTAACTCCATATCTGTATCGAACATTAGAAGCTCTACAAAAGGAGATGAGTTATGCAGGACGCTACCGTCCAATCGATCCCACAGACGAGCCCGGTTCCGGCAGCGGTGGCTCCCAGCAGCTACGTGGCACCAGCACCCAGCAGCTACCAAGCAGCTCCGAACCAGGGTCCAGTGGCGTATCAGGTGGGTACCAGCTACCCGCAAGCAGTACCGCAGGCGGCCCCCAGTTACCAATCCGCCCCTACTCAGTACGCCCCCCAATCCCAATCGGAGGCGACGGGCAATCCATGGGAATCGGCGTTCAACAAGGTGGTGAACCTGCTGAGCAGTCCGGTTCAATCCCCGTTCCAGGGTCAACCCTCTCAGACGACGCAATTCAGCCCAGCCAATTACGGCCAAGTCAGCGCCCAGGGTACGCAACAATCGGCTCCGCAGACCTGGCAAGCCAACCCGACATCCTCGCCCAACTCTTCCCCAACCTCCTCTCAAGTATCCTTGGAGCAGGTGGCGGATCTGCTCCAGTGGAGTCCGGAAAGCCGGTACGTGGTAAGCGCGTACGGCGTGGAAGCTCCCGCAATTCTCAATAACTATGCCCTCCAACTGGAAGGCATGCTGGATAGTGCAGTTGCCTGGGGCACCGAAGCCAAAGATCTGATCGAACAGTACGCCGAGTTTGCCGTCAACGAGCGTCAAGAGAACCAGGCTTACAACCAGATCCTGACCAACCCTGACATTCTCAGCGATTACACCCTCCAGTTCTTCGGTCCTGAAGGTCCGTACCCTGTGTACGAAAGCGAAGCTGAGCTTGCCACCCCTGGTTACCCAACCGAAATGGTGGATCCCAACACTGGTTACATGCCTGCTCCTCCTTCGGCTTCTGCTCCTCAGCAGCCCGAAAACTTCTGGGGTACCTTCAAGCAGCAGATGGATTTCGATCCCAGCCAAGCTTGGCGCATTCTGAACCAAGCTCAGCCTCAAGTTGTTGCTAACAAACTCTTTGTGATGGAGTGAGGCCATGCGTGGCTCTCTTAAATATGGTGTTCCTATTGCAGCTGGTTTAGGTACCGCTGCTTATGGCGCCGCACAAGGAGCCGAGCCTGGAGAAGCTGCACTGATGGGTGGCGCTGCCACCCTTGGCGGTGCAGCTGGACTTCTTGGAGCTCGTGCACTTGCAGGTAAATATAATCCTGCATTGATTGCTGCAGCACAAAAACAAGTCACTCAACTTGGCAACAAAATTGGTGACGTAGCACGTGATCTTCCAGCCGAAGGTTTACGGCGTAAAGCAGCTAATGTTGCAGCTGATGTGGTTTCTGCAGCAGATACTCGGTTGTTTGGTGATCCCCTGGCTGGTGTATCGGCAGCAATTCCGTTCCCAACTCAAGGTGTTCAACGCAACATCGGTAAAGGTATTGCGGCTGGTTTAGTTCCGGCTTCTGCTCTAGCAGCAGGCGTGGGCGGTATGGCAGCAGCTCAGATCCCTGGAGCCCTTGGTGTACCAGGGATCTGAGCTGCTGCC